ACGCCCGACTGCATCGCCGCATAGAAGAACGTGACCGTGTACTCCACGCGCCACGTGTCGCAGTTGTTGACCTCGATGCGCGCAGGCTGGGCCGCCAGCGTCAGCGTGAACACGCGGTCTGGCGCCGAGTCCGGGTCGATGCTGCCCGCGTCAAGGTGACGGAACCGGTCGTCAGCGTGCGCCCGAACGTCCGGCATCGCGCTCTCAATAGCTGAAGCCAGAGCGCGCCTGATGGTCGCTGCGCGTGTCATGACCGGTTCAGCCTGATGGTCTTCGGGCCCACGAACTCGCTGACGTCAACCTTGCCGTCGTCGTTGTCGTCGTGCCACGTGCCCGCCAGCGAGAACTCAAGCTGGTCTTTCAACTCCTGCTCCATCCGGTCCATGAACGTCGTGCCGTCAAAGCCCGGAGGGATGAGACCGTCGCGCGCGAGCTCGATGCGTAGCGCCGCCATGCCAGCGTCCGCGAGCAGCGACTGGTCGCCGACAAGGTACGGCATGCGGCCGCTCGCGAGGATTCGCTGGATGACGCGGCGTGACGCACGGTCCGCAACGCCTTCCCAGTACTCCGCGCGCTTCGCCGCTGCCACGCCAGGGAAAGCGTAGCCCGCGTGTCGGGCCGCTACGTCTGGCGTCATCGGGACAGTGAAGATGGTTCGGCAGACAGACGCCGGCTCGAGGTAACTGACCACGCTGCCGTCATGCATCGTGACCAGCCAGCGCAACTGGAACCACTGCCCCAGTACCGTCAGCGCTGACGCCGGGATGGTCGCCGTCAGACGAGCAGGCTGGAGCGTGCTGCTCGTCGTGACGGCCACGGCAAGCGCGTCAGAGTACCCGACGACGTTGCCAACCACTGACGAGGGACGGAGCAACGACGCGCCTTCCGCAGGGTTCACCATCCAATAGGTGCCACCTGCGACAATCGAGCCGGGCCCGGCCGCAACCGTCAACGAGAAATCTCCGACACTGGCAATCGTGCGCGAAGCCGAATCGAGCGTCACCGCTGGAGACGAAAGCGTCACGCCCGCCGGCGACACGAAAGCCAGTGTCGCAGACACAGGGCGCTTCGGTGGCACGAGGCTCACCGAAGCGTTTTGACCTTGCTGAAGAAAGCGCATGCCGTCTCCTTACACGCGCTAGACTTCAGACCTCAGAGCCGACGATGCCGTCAGGCAGAGCGGAAACCGCCGAGCTGATAGCGAAGTCAAGGCTGTACTTGCCGGCCTTGCTGTCCTCGTCAATCTGAACCTGAAGGTCAGGCGCAGAACGCTCCCAGAAAATCAGCGGGCTGCCAGCCTTCGAAACGAGGAACCAGTTGTCCTCGTTGGTCAGGTGGTTCCAGACGATGGTGTCGATGCCGTACGAGCCGGCCATGTTCACCTGCATCTGGTCCGACGTGACCGACGAGCCGAGAGCCTGACCGGCTGCCTCCTCGAGGTCGGGCGGGATAATCAGGTAGAACCCACCCTCGGCGACAACGTCGCGAGGAAGGCCCTGATAATCCCGCCAGCGACGGAACATCGCGATCGCCGCCATGATAGCCGCAGAGTCGAGGCCGGTCTGCAGCTTGTTCGACCGCGTGCCAATCTTGGTGACGTGGTTGTCCGCGCAGAGCGGCAGCCCGTCAACCGAGGTGGTCGAAGTCGAGAACGCGCCCGCGAGAACCTCGGCAGCCTTCGCCGCGTAGGTCGAAGCCGTGGCCACGCCGATACGCTGCGGGAGGGTCGTGGTCGACTCAGGCACGTCCTTCGCGTCGTACTTGTCGACGCGAACCTGCAGACCGAACTTCTCGTACTGGACGAGCTGCGGGGTCAGAGCCTCGAGCTCCTGGACGGGAAGGTCGCCCCCGTTCCAGTTCGGGATGCTCGACACGCCAGTGATGGGCGAGATGCGAAGGTCCGCGATGTCGTTGCGACGGTAGTCGTAGGCCTGCGCCCACTGCTCCGACACGCTGAACAGGCCCTCAAAGAACCGCTCGACGACGGTCTGCTTGACGTTCTGGTTGCTAAAGTTGGTCGCCATGTGGATGCCCTCCTATCAGTCGAGCGGCTGGAGCGAGATGATGAACTCCTTGGCGACAGCGTTGTTGCCAGCATTGGCAACCGAGAACTGGCCAGTGAGCGAAATGACGACGTCGGCGTTGGTGTCAACGGCCTGGTCGACGAGGTGAACGCCGCCAAGGGTCGCGACCGCCGAGCTCGCCGACAGCGAACGGACGTGAAGCAGGTTGTCCTTGAACATGCCCTCGACCTGACCGTCGATGACCTCGCCGTTCACAACGTCGTGCGCCGGCAGCTGGGCCGCGACAATGCTGTTGATCTTCACCCGCGGGATGAAGGTATCGGTCGAGTTGGTCGACGGCGTCTGGACCGCGTAGCTGATTCCGAGCTTGTACGGCGAGCGCAGGAAGAATGCCGGAATCGTCACGCTGCCCATCACGACCTCAGCGGTCGAGTTGGTGCAGGCCGTGAACGACGCCGGCACGAAGAGATTGGCAGGCTTGGCCATGAGTGTCCTCCGTGAAGTGAAACCCGGCCAGCGCCGGTGCCCGTCTATTAGTGCAAAACGTGTGACCTTGCGCAACTAGCGCAAGGAAACATCAACGACTTCCACGCTTTGGCTTGTCGTAACCCTTCTGAACAGTGAGCTCGACGCCCGGTCCGAGGTCTCGCTGGAGCAAGTCAGCCGTGCTCGGCTTGCGCTGCGCCATGCGACGACGCACGTTCTGGATATTGGCCCACGTGTCGGGATGGTACCAGAGGTAAACGCCGAGCTTGCCGTCGCGCTCGAACCCGAGCGGGGGACGCATCTCCACGCCAGGCGGGACGTCCTGCGCGCCCATGGCCTTGTGTTTGTGGTACAGCCGGGCCACGTGTGGAGGCATCGAGCCGTCACCGTGACGTGCGCCGCAACGGAACCAGTGCATGGTCTCAAGGCCCGCAGGCGCGAACCACATGCCGATTTCGTCCGAGCGGCTAATGTCCTCGAGGTCGCGCATGAACCGCTCGGCCGTAGCCCGCTGCTCCGCGATAAGCTTCTCGATGTCGTAGCTCATACCGGCTCACCTCCGAGGTTCTTCGCGATGGTCTTGCGCACCAGCTCGCTGTCGAACACCTTCCGCGTGTCGACGCCCTTCTGGCCCTTACCCTTCGCCGTCTTGTCGATGCGGTCCACCACGCCCGCCGTGATGTCGCCCGCAGGACGTGGCGCAGCCGCGAAGATGTCCGCATTCTGCGACCGGAACTCCTCGAGCGCCTTGCGACCCTCTGCTGTCCGAGGGTCGACCTGAGGTGCGACCTGCGCAAGCAGAGACGGCGCCACGCGCGCGCCCGCCCGCGTCAGGTAGCCCACGACCTCTTCGCGCTGCGATGCCGCCAGCGCCTGACGCTGCTGGTCAAGGAACGCAGCCTGCTGCGCCCTCAGTTCGTCCATCTGCCGCTGGAGCTCTTCTGCCCGCATCTCTGCCTCGCTTGGACCCTTGCGCGCCGTAGACCTCTCAACAGGCTTGGCAGACGCAGGCGGGTTCGCGGCCCGCTGCGCCTGCTTCGCCTTCTGGGCCGCTCGCACGGCCTGCAACTTCGCTTTCAGACTCATCGTCTCCTCCTTCCCAAATCAGGCCGCGGCAACCTCGGCCGCGTCGTCCTCAAGCTCAACCTCAACCTCGGCCTCTTCCTCACCGGTGTCGGCCATGTACTCAAGGTGTTGCGCCAGACGCGCGACGAGCTCGGCGAACTTGGCCTCGAACTCAGACGCAGGCTCTTCGGGCATCAGCGCCACGACCTCGTCGACGAGGATGTTCAGCTTGTCCACGTTCTCCTGGAACTCGTCCATCTCTCAACCTCCTAACAGTCTGCTTGAGCGACGTGCCGCCAACCGCTGACGACGCGCCGCCTTGCCAGCCTCTGCCGCTTGCCCGATGCGCTTCGCGAACTCCTCGTCGATGTCGGCTTTGATAGCCTCGACCAACGCCGCGCGCTCGGCCTCGTTGTACTGGAGCACCGAGAACGACTCGTTGCGCCCTGCCCAGTTCGCCACTTGCGCCTGACCCATCCGACGCATGCTTGAGCTGCTGGCAGTGACGTAGCCGTACTGTTTGCCCTTCGTGCCGTAGAAGCTAATCTTGACCTTGTTCACAGCCATGGCGCGAACGCCCATTGAGCGCCACATGGAGCCGGTCTTGTACCACGTGCGGAACCCGCGAGCCGGCAAGCGTGCGATATAGTCCCGGTAGTTCTGGTAGCAGACCCATCCCTTCAGCGGGCCGTCCTTGACCTCGGACAGGTAGCCGCTCGGCTGCGGGTCGCCCGGCGCAACCCACCACCTGGCGTCCGAGCGCTTGCCGCGTCCCGATGTAGTGTAGGTTCCGAGCGGGTTCCACGTCCCGCCCGTCGGCGACACGCCCTTGCGAACGCGGTCCTGAATGCTCTTCGCTAGCTCGACCGCCGCCTTCTGCAACGGGATGATGAGCCGGGACGACAGCTCGTCCAGCTTGTCAAAGCTCTTCAGCTTGATGTCATAGGCCAACATCGGCGACCTCGACGACAGGCTCCACCGCAGGCGCGAGCATCGGCTCGACCGTCTGCGGCTGAAGGCGCGCGTCCATCTCCGCGTCTGCCATCATGCGGGCCAGCGCCTCGTCAACGCTGACGCCGTCCATCTTCGCACGCGCGCGAACCTTGCCGATGAGGCCCAGCGTCTGCTGAAGCTCGAGCGCTTGCGCATCGTGCAACGGGTCTGCAGGCATGACCGGCTCGCGGAACTCAAGCACGACCTTGGCAGGCGGCAGGACCTCGACGCCACGCACCGTGTTGATGTAGCTGGCGACAAGGTCGTAGCAGCGCTGCTCGCCACGCTCGAGCTCGTCGAGGTACTTCTGGCGCTCGGTGTCCCGGTCAATCTGCTCCATCTTCTTCGCCAGCGCCGTGATGCCCGCCGACTTAAGGAACGTCGCCGGGTTCATTCCCTGGGCGCTGATGACCGCGCGCATGTACTGCTCGTTCGTCTGCGCGTAGCCGGCAAGGTCCGGCTGCGGGCGCGCGAAGTCCAGACGCGCGGCCGGGTCGCCGAACGCCGCCAGCGTCTCGGGGCCGGTGTCCATGTTCTCGGCCTCGCCCGCGCTGACGCCAGACACGAACATCTGCGAGTAGCCCTGAAGCCGTGCGATGTGCCCAAGGTCGGTCATGTCGTGGTTGATAGCCCGCTGCGCATCCAGCAAGTCGTCGGGCGCAAAGCACCACCACGCACCGCTGACGGTGTCGTCGCCACGCATGCACACGACCGGGATGCGCCCGAACGGGTTCACGCCGCCAAACGGCGGAGGCATCTCCGCCGCGAACTCCTCCATCCACGTGATGGCCTCAGCCGTGAAGCGCGCCGTCGCGTATCGCACGCCTCCGAGGTCCGGGTCCTGCTCGATAGGCACCAGCATGCGCCACGCGCTGACCTCGTCCTCGCTCTGCGCCATCGGGTCCGTGAGCTCAACCGCTTGGTCGTGCGGCGGCATTGTGACCACGCGCAAGCTCGAGCCGTGCGGCAGGCACCAGACCGTTGACTGGTTCAGCGTCACGAGCTGCCCATAGGCCGACTGCATCGCCTTATCCACGCCGGCCTCGGTGTAGATGAGCTCGATAGTGCGCGTCACGGCCTCCGGCAGCGGGCTGCCCGTGACCGGGTCGACGAACGACCGCGTACGCTTCATGGACGCCATCTCGCGAGCGTTGCGCCAGATGAACGGCACCACGCGCTGAACGTGCTTGGTCCACGTCTTTGGATACAGGCGCTGACGCTGGCGCCGGCTGTCGTCCATGTTTCGATGCAAGTACTCCCAGAGGATGCGCATCTTGTCGCGCCACTGCTGCGACCCCGGTCCGTCAGTCAGGTACCGCCAGCCGCCGTTCAGTTGTAGGGCCAAGCTCATCGCAACCTCATAGATGCTTGCGGCTTAAGGTGTACGCCGTCGAATGCCGCGAGTGTACCATGACTTGATGCATCCGCAAAGCATCGGCTCCGTGGTCGAATACGTTGTCCTTGTGCGGGATGTTCGTGATGACCCCGAACATGTCCTGCTTGTAACGGTAGTTCTGCATGCAGGACACGATGCCGCGCCGCTCCTCCGTCTTCCCAAGGTGACGCGCGAACAGCAACTGAGGTGCTCGGTCCACCGGGTCGAGCATGTCACGCACTAGCTCAATACCTTCCGCGACGGACTGCTCAAGTCGGCTGTTCATGCGGTGAACGTGCGACTTCGGGAACTGCTCAAGCGCCCACTGTATCTCGCGCTTGACCGCTCGGTCACAGACGATGTGCGACGGCTCGCGCTTCAGCCGCTGGCATCGCATCACGACCTCCTCGTGAAGCTTGCCCGTCGGCACGTTGTCCGGGCAGAGCTCGTCGAACACGATGCACCGGCCTTGAGCGTCGCGAGCTATCCAGAGGACGTGCGGATATTGGTCGCCCGCGTCGTAGGCTAGGTCGTACTCCATCCCGTGCGGGAACCGGTTGAACTCGACGAGGTGCCGCGCGTCATCGAACTCCGCCCAGATGATGGACTCGGGACGCAGAATCTCGGCGAGCACCTCTTGCCGCCAGCGTCGCGCGCTGTAGTGGACCTTGAGGCCGTCAAGGTAGTTGGCTGGAAGGTGTGGGTTGTCCAGCGCCGTGTTGCGCCACCAGCCCCAGCGCATCAGCTCGCGCCGACGCTCTCCCTCGTCTTCGATGCCGTGCGCCTTGATGCGCGCCTCATGGAACTTGGCGACCACGCCGCGCAGGCCGTTCGGTGTCGTCGTCCCGAATATTTGCCGCCAGCGTGAGCCAGGGCGACGGATGCGCCCGTCGACCGTGTCCCAAATCTCGAGCGACCGCGGCACCGTCTCAATCTCGTCCATCCACGCGGTCGAGAACTCGAAGCCAAGCAAGTTGGCAATCTTCGCGTACGTCCGCGCAAACACCTTGCCGCCACAGACTAGCGTCTGCTCCTTGGCTGCCTTGTGCCACTTGCCCGACGCCAGAGGGTAGCCGGCCTGCTCGAGCTCCTCAACGTACCGGTGCCAGTGCGGCAGGTTGACGTTGCTCACCTGGTCGTGCGTCGGGCCGCTCAACATGTGCCAGCCGCCCGGGTTCGCGATGACGCCCATGACGAACTCGGCACCAGCCCACGCCGTCTTGCCCGCGCCGATGCCGCCAAGGTGCAGCTTCTGCGTCTTCGGCGACGTCCAGCGCCCCTTGCCCGCGTCCCATTCCGGCAGGCACAGACCGGCAGCGTGCGCCGCCATCATGTGCGGCATCGGTCGATAGCTGGTCACCGAGCAGAAGAACTTGAGCAACGCCTCTCGGTCCTGACTCAACACCTCACGCAGCTCGCGCCATCCGCGCATCTTGATGCTAGCCGCTGCCCGTCGCGCGCTCTTGCGCTCAGCTGACGATGTTGTCGTCACCGGTCACCCGCTCGCCAAAGGGAAGGGGAATCTGCAACCCGACCGGAACCTGCACGAGCTGGTTGTCAGCCGACGCGTTCGCCCCGAAGCGCTCGGCCATCAAGCGCAAGTGACGCAGCTGCGCCGCCGCCAGCTTCTCCCAGGCGAGCAACTTGCCCTCGTCGGTCTCAAGCGACATGCCCGTCAACAGCGTCCGGACGCGAAGACAGTCCGCGGCCTGTAGCATCATGACCGTCTGGATGTTCAACGCGTTGTCGTCGAACAGCGACTCGACCGCTCGCACCACGTTGCTCGGGTAGTACTCGCGGAAGACGTGCCAGCCAAACGGGATGGACGACTCGCGCGCTTCCGCCGTGTCGCGTCCGACGTGCGCTTGCGTCCGGTCCGCCGGTCTCGGCGCCCGCTCGCTCTGGGAAGTGCCCGGGTTTTGCGGGGTTGTGCCACGCCTTGCCATTATCTTGACCTCTGTTTACATGGGGCCCCGTCACGAAAATTCGGGGAAGGTAGACCACCCGGCTCCCCTCCCCATTCCAAAGGGGTGGGGGCCTCCGACGCCCGCGCCTGGGCCCTGCCTAGGCGGTACGCCACGGCCTGCCGGCTGGTCTTGAGCGCTGCCGCCATCTGCTGAAGCGTCCACCCATCTGCCTTGCGTGCCAGAAGCCAATCGTCATTCGTCGCGACCCGACGGTTAGTCCGACTGCGGAGCTCTAGCATCCGCTGCCTTGCCTCCGCCTCCAGCACCGACAGCGGCTTGACCGCAGTCAGCGCCGCGACGACCTCGGGACGCTTCAGGACTTCACGCACCCAGCCCTCGGAATGTCGGACGTGCCCGCAGATGTCGACTGCCGTGTAGCCCTGCAACCTCAGGTCGACGACGAGCTGCACCTCTGGAGTCAAGGGAGGGTTCCGCCCCGTCAGCGCCCGATGCACAATGGCAAGCAGCTGGTCCTGCTGAAGCGTCCTGCCCGGCCTGGCCGAGATGGGTTCAGCCTCCACGTACCTGACCCGGCTCTTGCGTGCCCGCTTGGCTATCAGGTCCTCGGCACAGGCAGGCGGGTCGTAGTAGACGCCTAGCGCTTGAGCCTCGAGGACTATCTCGTCTAGCCCCTCGAGCGCACCGGGTAGGCGGTTGGCCACGTCAGTGTAGGTCTCAGCCAACTGCCAGAGCGATTGCAGTGCAGCCTGCTGCCGCTCGGTCGCCTTGTCCCAGTCCGCCAGCTTGCACCGCGTCAGCTCCTCGGTCATCGAGCACGGAACGCCCAGCTCGGCCAGCTGCTTGAAGATGCGCCTGACCGGTGCGCCCTTGGACTGGATGAGACGCAGCATCTCGCGCCCGACCCCGCGGTTGCGCAGCCACGTCGTCGAGCGCTCCTGCTCGCGGGTCGCCCGGGTACGATGCGCCGCACCCATCAGAAGGGCATCTCGCCGCCGCTACCGCCCGCGGGCATCTCGCCCCGGTCCGAGGGCATCTTAGCCAGAAACCGGACGTCAGAGGCCACGACCTCGCACCGCTGGCGCTCGACCCCGTCCTGCCCTGTCCATTTGCGCGTCTTCATGCGCCCGTCGACTAGCACCGGGTCGCCCTTGCGCAGACGCTCGGACATGAGCTCAGCCGTGCGCCCGAAGGCGACGACGTAGTGCCACTCGGTCACGTCTACCCACGCGTCGCCCTGCTTCTCGCGCTCGTTAGTCGCGACCGAGACCGAGACCACTGCCCCGCCCGCCTGCGTCCGCTTCAGCTCAGGGTCTCGGCCTAGCCGCCCCATCAGGATAGCCTTGTTCATCGCAACGTCTCCAGCTTCGCTATGGCCTCGTCTGCCCCGTAGGCGACGAAGGCGTACCAGCCGCGTGAGCGCAGGGCCTCGATCCATCGGGCCTGTTCCACGCTGACCTTGCCCCGTGCTGTCTTGAGCTCGATGGCCAAGCCACGGTAGCCCGCGACGGCCTCGAAGACCAGCAAATCCGGAACGCCTGGAGCGACTCCCGACCGCGCGAGCTGGACCCACTGCATCCGGCCTGCCCCGACCCCGTTAGCGGTCGCCGTGAACAGCCAGCCCCGTCCGCGTAGGTAGGCCACGACCTTTGCCTGCTCTGTTGCCTCAGTCACTTCTACCCCCGGGAGTGGTCCAAGTGGCCCTAAGTGGCCCTCTTCTCCGAGCCGTATCCTTTCCCCCCCATAAATTTCCATGTTTTTTAGAGAGAGGAGGGCCACTTGGACCACTTTTCGTTGTCGGGCCGGCCTGCCATGCGGTCCATCGGGAGTGGCCCTCTTCGGAAGCAGGGCCACTCTCGGGCCACTGAGGGCCACTTTAGCTAGACGCGTGGCTTGACGTAGAAGGCGACAGCGCCGTCCCTCGTAGCCGCCTTGAACCTAGACCTCAGCCACTTTGCAAACGACTGCACGTCCGACGTGGTCCAGTTGCGGTCTGGCCTCAAGACATCCCTGATTTGAGAGAAACGGGTCGCCGTGATGCCCTCCAGAGAGTACGTCTCAGCTGCGTGATATGCTTCGAGAAACAGGTCCTCCCAAGGGCTGATGTTCCGAAAGCGATCCAAGAGCTTTTCGGCATCTTTTCTCGCCCAGTCAGGCAGCCAGTGATGCTCGCCGGCCTGAGCAAGGGCAACGGCTTGCGCCCATAGCTGTTGACACTGACTCGAGTCCAGCATCTCGCACTGGCCTACAGGCATGACCCAGAAGCGACGGTTACCGGTGTCATCAGCCAAGAACTGCGACGGGTTGACCGTAGCCGCGAAGATGGTCCGCCGAGGGTAGGTCTCTGACTTCTTCGCGTAAGGGCTACGGTAGATGTCTCGGTCGCGAGTCAGGAAGGCCTTCAAGGCCGCGATGTCGCTCTTGCGATAGGTAGCATCCAGCTCTCCGAGCTCAGTGATGAACGTTGAGGTGGCTAGAATGACGCTGTCCTTGTCGGCCGGGTCGAGGATGACGCCCTCGGCAACCCAGTTCGCGCTTTGGCCTATCAGGCTCTTCACCCAGCGGGTCTTGCCCGTTCCCTGTGGCCCCTGAAGGACGAGGACGCCCTCGGCAGCTACTCCGCGATCGTCGATGAGCATCTTCCCGCCAGCGATGAGCCATCGCAACAGCTGCTCGCGCAGGAGTGGCCCGTGCTCGGCCATGAGCTGCTCGCTTATACCCAAGGTCGCCAAAGCGACGTCGACGCGGTCTTGGCCATCCCAAGGCTGCGACAGAGCCCATTCAGAGGCTGGGTGGTAAGCGTGCTTGACCTCAATCTTGTCGAGGTAGGCTTGCAGATGCTGTGTCTTCGTGAACCCAGTCCGCTGACCCTCGTCAATGATGTTGGCCAGCATGACCGTGTTCATCGCTGACGTTGGGATAGTCTTCGTCAGCTCCCCGCTCCACTCGGTTGAGTGGTTCATCAGGTTGCGCCTCAGGGTCACGCCCATGAAGTCCAGCAAGGCCTCCACGTTCTCGGAGACGTTGTCTGGCATGCCCTCCTTGTCCGTGCGACGCCACTTTGGCTTGCGTCCGCGCTTCAGCTCTGCCACCTTGCCCTGGAGCTTTTGGGTGGTGTCCTTTGCGAAACTCACCACGTTGTCACTCATAAGCTCTCCCCTTCAAGTACACGGCGACCTCGGTCGCCGTTGCCTTTTGGAGCGACACCACATCGCTCCAGTCCTTGTCCTGTGGCTCGACGCGGGAATACCTCACGGACAGGGCTTCACACGCTAGCCCTATCTTCCGGGCCACGTCCTCCCCGGCCTTGTCGGCATCTGTCGCGATGATGACGCGCTTCATGTCCCTCAGAAGCGCATCCCAAGGCTCAAGCCACATCGCCCCGGGCAGTCCGATGCATGTCACACCTAGCTGTGACAGCGGCTCATGCAGCGTCAGAAAGTCGGGCTCTCCCTCGACGATGACGGCAACCCGTTCATCTCGCGGGCCATGGTCTTCGCGCTTGGGCTCCTCCAGCCCGAACTGTTCCATGTCTCGGCAGACCTGCTCCCAAACGTCGTGAATCTGGTCCCACGGGCCTCGCCTCCACAGAGGCAGCTGACGCCATGGCTGACTCCCTGGCATGGCCCATGTCTTGCGCTTGACACGTCGGAACGCAGCCCATGGGCGCCAACGGTAAGCCACTGGAGCCCGCATCCATGCGCTTGACCAGATAGGAACCAAGAGCCCGGGCTCTTGGAAGCCAAGCCAGACGCCGTGCTCGCCGACCCAGCCGAGCTCCTCAAGCTGGGCTGTAGCCCCCTCGTCGCGCAGCACGTCGATGTGCTCTTGGATCAAAAGCTGCTCGGGAGGCAGCAGCTCGAAGCATCCGAACTTGACAAGGTCTGGCCAGCTCAGTCGCCGCTGGTCCATAAACCGACGCAGGTCAGGGGAAGCATGATGATGCGGCTCCCAAGCTCCCCGCGCATCCCAAGCCACTTGGAGCAGGCCCTGCAACAGCTTCGGGGGAGGCTGCACTTGATAGATGGGTCTTGGGGCTGTCGCGATGGCAGGCATCCGGACCTCAGACCGGTCGTCGTCGTTCGGCAACTCTCGCGGCTTGTTGGACCCAGACCTCAAGCCTGACTTGATGGTGTTCGCGGCCTCGGCCTTGCTTATGCCAAGCGACGCAGCCGCCGAGTCAAGGGCCATGGCTGCATCGTTGTAGTCGAGAGCGCCCGCACCAACAAACTGCCCAAGCCCGAAGGCCGCGTGGTTCAGAGCGACGTTGCGACCGCCTGAGCCCACCCCGTTGAGCTCGTTGAGGATGCGAAACACTGCCGCCTCCACGTACCTCTTGCGCTTGCTCATGCCATCACCTTCCGCGTGAACGTGACCCCCGGCAACGCGTCCACGCACGCCTTCCGCCGCGACCGCCACTGCGACTGCAGCAGCGACATGTTGTCCACGTAGTCGTAGACGACCGGCCGGGCCTTGCCCGAGCTGGCACGCATGACGCGCCCGATGCGCTGGATGACTCGATTGCCTGCCCGGCAAGGCGCGACAAGGTGAACGGCGACGAGCTCGGGCAGGTCAAGGCCCTCGTCGGCGAGCTGGGTCGCAATCAGGACCTTCGCCTCTCCGGCCCTCACACGCGCGAATGCCGCATCGCGGTCGCGCGTCCGACCTACCACCGCCACCGCGTCAGGGATGAGCGCTGCGAGGGCCTCAGCGTGCTCCACACGCGACGTCAAGACCAGTTGAGGGAACGTGCCGTGCTCGGCAACCAGCCGCGCGATTAGCGCGTTCCTGTCGCCACTATCTGTCAGGTCATTGACGATAGTCGTGAAGTCGCCGGACCACGAATGGAACGGCGTCACGACCTCGCAGACCGTCGGCGCCATCGTCAGGCCAACCCGCTGAAGGTCTCGCGCCTGCACCTCGTGCCGCTTCGGTCCGAGCCACGCATACATCGCAGGCGTCCAGCCGTCATCGCGGTTAGGCGTAGCCGTCAAGCCGTAGACGGTATCGCAGACGATGTTCCCGAGCACGGCCTGAAACGTCGACGCTGGCGCATGGTGTGCCTCGTCGAGGATAACCGTGCCGAAGCGCATGCCCGTCAGGTCCCACGGGTCGACCTTGGCCAGCGTCTGGACCGTCGTGATAACCATGCCCTTGACGTTAATCATCGCAGCCGTTGCGGCCTTCACGAACGCCGCCGCGCCGCTCGGGCTGACGGGCGCCGTGCCGAGCAGCCGCCGAACCCGCTGGTCCCACTGCGTCGCTAGGTCGCGTGTGTGAACGAGGACCAGCGTCGGGCGCTCCGTCATCGCGAACCGGTGCAGTGCGACGCCCATCTGCGTCTTGCCCGCGCCGCAGGGCGCAACGATGACGCCAGACCGCCACTCCGACGCCCGAATGACCGCCGTCTTTTGGTGGTCCATCAGCCACGTAGCACCGTGGATGGCCGCAAGCTGGCGCACCCGGTCGCACTCCACCTTGGCGTCTGACCACGCCGCGCCCATCGGCACGACGACGCCCAGCCCCTGACGTTGCCAGAGCTGCACCATGGGCGCGACGTGGCCTGCCCAGCGGATGATGCCCGCGCGCTTCAGCTTGTCCTGCTTCTCCGCCGCCGGGTTCGGGAAGTGCAACACCGGCTCGAGCTCCCAGAACCTCGACTCACCTACAGCTTCCCAGCTCATCGGCTACCTCCTGCGTGATATGAAAAAGGCTCGCCCCTCCGCCGCCGAGTGCCGCAAGACGGTAAGGAGGAACGAGCCTGACGCCGGCTAACGAGCAACAACCCGCCGGCGGGACGCGGCTGCGTTAGCCCGCGTCCTGGGCGCCAGCCGTCTCTGGCGCCGTGCTGATTGGAACGAGCTCAACCCGGACCTTCGCGCGGTACTCCATCCGGCTCTGAACCGGAGGCCGGTACGTAGCTTCGAGCAGGCCGCGGTCGGTCATGCTCTTAAGGAGCCGGGCTAGGTAGATGGGATGGCCTCCCGTCTTGGCCACAAGCTCCTGACGGCTGTGACCTACCTGTAGAATCTCAAGCAACCGGTGTTCTGTCGACGTCAGCTTCATCGTCTCCCTCCTGACCCAAGGGCTACGCCTAGCCGGGCATTAGTGTCAAGGAAGGAAATCGACAGCCGGACGATTTCTTACCTTGACGCCTGTCCGCGCCGTGTCTTACATCGCAACAGGCAACCCGCCGAAGGAGACACCATGACAAGCAAGCTCCCTGCCGCTCAGTTCCGAGATGACGTCAGTCATCTGGCCACTGAGTTCCTCACTCAGATAGTCCCGGCCGAACGCGTCGCAGAGGCGACCGGCCGCCTTGCCTTGGCACTGCGTCAGGTCGCAGTCGCCAACCCGAAGATTTACGAGTGCGACCGGGCCTCGATCGCGCAGGCCGTCGCCATGTCCGCGCTGACGGGACTGCAGCCCGGAGGCGTCAAGCCCGACGTCTACCTCATTCCGCGAGGTCGCCAACTCCAATGGCAGGTGTCCGCCCGCGGGCTGCAGAAGCTCGCCGCCCGCGCGGGCTGGGTCCGCATGGTCGCGCAGGTCGTGCACTTGGACGACGAGTATCGCGTCGTCCTGGGAAGCGACGACCGTATCGAGCACGTGCCCTGCGGCAAGTACCCGACGAGCCTCGACGAGGTCCGGGCCGTCTACGTCGTAGGCCAGCACCGCGACGGCTACAAGGTCTGCGTTGACGTCCCGCTTGGCGCCATCATCGCGCGCAAGAAGAAGAGCCAGAGCGGCAACGTCTGGGCGGAGTGGCCGCTTGAGATGGCCCAGAAGACAGCGGTCACGTACGCCATCAGCCGCGGTCACTTCGGCGCGCTCGAGGACCAGAGCGACCTTGGCCTTGTCAACCAGCATGAGGCCAACAGCTACGAAAACAGGCAGCCAGAGCGAGCAGCGCTGACGCATCACACGGTCGACACCGCCAGCGTCCTAGACAGCCTGCCGGCCCTGCCCGCGTCGGTGGAGGTGGAGTCGTGACCAACGTGTTCTTGCTTCAAAGCCCCGACATCCTCAAGCCGCCGGCCCAATCTGCTGTCGTGCCGATGTCTTTGGACGTCAAGCAGGCGGTAGCTGCTGCTTTGGAATCGACCGAGCCAAGCCAGCTCAACACCGTTGCCATTCATGCCAAGATTCGCCGGCTCGAGGTGCAGGTCGAAGAGCTTGCGGCTCTGGTCAGGTCTTTCTTGCAGCCCGCGCCGACCAATCCGGTCGTGATTGAAGAGCAGTGGGTGCCGCAATCACAGGTCGCCACCGAGCTCAACATCAACACCCAACGTTTCGCGCGATGGGAGATGCGCGGCGTTCTCACACGGCAAGACCGAGATGGGGTTCCGCACGTCCTGCGGTCGCAGGTCGAAGCCTGTCTGAAGATGAAGAGAATGCCGCCATGCAGCGCTGACAAGCAGGTCGTCGCATGCGCCAAGGTTGGCATGTCGCTCAACGAAGTTGGTGAGCTTGTCGGCCACTACGGCGACAGCGTAAGGGCCGTGCTAGAGCGCCTTGGTTATAAGTTGGCGAGGAAGTTCAACCGAGAGACCGGTCGGCCGTACAGCTACATCGCGGCCCTGCCCTCGAGCGTGGAGGAGCAGTCATGAACACCATTACGCTCTCGCTCTCTATGCCCGACCGGGCCGCGCTCGGTCGCATCACGCAAAACATTCGCGACGTCGCGACCGACATCGTCAACGACGATACGACGCCCGACGCGCTCGCCTTCGCCCAGCTGTGCCGCTTCGCCCTGCGATGGCTGGACGCAGCCACGGCCGCAGTCGAGCGCACGTTCGAAGTCGACTTTGACAGCGACGACCGGGCCGCGCTGACGGTCTGCGCGCCGTACCTTCGGCGACTGGCCGCGCGCAAGTGGTCGCCGTCCGACTGGAAGAAGGGCGAGCTCGCTGACTGGAAGGTCATGTGGTCGCTCATGCTTGGCCTTCACGATGACATCACCGAGGCCGAAGAGCTCGAGGCCGGCGACAACAGGAGGCCGATATGAAGAAGCAGGCCGTCGAGGCCCGAGAGCGTTGGAACGCCAGAGGCCACGAGATGCTGGACTATCTAGAGCAGCTTGAGCCGAACCAGCGCCCGATGCCGCTAACGGCTTGGAGCGACATCTGGGAATGTAACTCCAACTACATACACCACGCCTTTAAGCATTACATCCCAGAGGTCGGCCGCTTGTACACAGGCCGTCGAGAGCAATGGTGGAACGACTTGGCCGCCGACGTCGCTGCCTTCTACGCGCCAGGGAGACGCTCTGTTGACCGCAGGGCGCTGGCTCTGAAGTACCACACGCCTGAGGACCTGATGAAAGGCATCATCAGCAACCTGCTGAACCGGCGCCGAGATGACTTCGTCAGGATAGCGGAGGCACGCCATGGCCAAGCGTAAAACCGCAGACGTCCCGTCCGATGTGCTTGAAGCCATCCGCCGAACCGACGGCGACTGGTACGCGCTGACGATGTACTCGGCGAAGCCAGAGGAAGAAGTCGAAGACAGCGGGCCGCCGACGCGTTGCCGCATTGAAGTGTATGCGCCGACCGGTCGCTGGTGGGCGCCGTATAAGCTGGACATGGGCAAGCACGAAATCAACTGGTCAACGCTAGTCATGAACCTGCCGCCGCAGGTTGAGGACATCGTCGGCAAGACTACGTCGGTGATGCGCGCTCATTGGCGCATCTTGGCCATGACCTGCATTGACGCGACGCACAACGAACAGGTCGAGCTGCACGAGGACCTGATTCAGGCGTTGCGAGGTCAGGCCGGCAATATCCAAGACATCGCAACAGTGGCCGCGACAGCTGATTCAGCAGAGCACGAGCGCGCTTACGCGTGGCACGTCATCTGCAAGTGGCTTGGCGGCTTGAACGCAGCACACTCCGGAGGGAATGGATGAGCACCATTACCGCAACCGTCGTCGCAGACACCACATGGGAAGACCGCCGGCTGTTGACCATCGTCTGCGACTATCCGCGCTTTATCCACCCTCAGGTTATGAGCTACGGGATGCTGCGCAAGTCGACCTCGTCGAGCCGGGCCATCCCGGTCAAGCGCCAGCTTGAGCTATCTCAGGACGAGCCGTTCATCCCGTCCGCGCTGACGAAGAACCAGCCGGGCATGGGTGCTGAGGCTCGGCTGTCGCCCGACGACCAGAAGGAAGCGACCAGCATCATCCGTAGCCTTCACAACCTCGCTCGGCATTACGTTCACCTGCTCGAGCTGCTTGGTGTCCATAAGCAGCACGCCAACCGCTACCTTGAGCCATGGCTTATGACGCGCTGCACCATCACCGGCGCCGTCGAGGCATGGCAGCACCTGCTAGCCCAGCGCGCCGGTCCGTCTGCGCACGTCGAGGTCCAGCCTGAGATGTTCGAACTGGCCTGCCGCATTCGCGACGCGATGATTGCGAGCCAGCCAGTAGAGCGGCAGTGGCACGTGCCGTATTGTCAGGACCGCGAGCCGACCTATCAGGACGTCCTGTATGCCATCGCCCGCGCCGCCCGCGACAGCTACCGCCGCGACGACGTGAGCCCTGACTTTATGGGCCGGCTCGAGAAGCTAGCCGCCGAAGGTCACCTTGGCCCGTTCGAGCACGTGGCGTGGTACGACACAGACGCGCCCGGCCTTGCCGTCGGTCCCTACGTCCTGCCGTCCGCCTGTGACGGCGACGACCTAGCCGATGAGATGCTCTTGAACGGCTGGCGTTCAGCTCGCCACCTTGGCCTTGACGTAGTTCGCCAGCTGCTATGGGAGGACGGACGATGAACCCACACGACATCACCATTGGCGCAAGCGACGTCCCGGGCATCCTTGGCCTGTCGCCTTGGCAGTCACCGTCCGCGGTCTGGGCTAGGCTGAAGGGCCTGACCCAGAGCCAGCCCAGCGACGCGACGCGACGTGGTCACACGCTCGAGCTTGGCATCTTGATGGAGTACGCCGACCGCTACGCGCTGAAGGCGTACCGCTGGCAGACGTCGCACCGCCACCTGCACCGTCAGCGTCCGCCGTACCGCGCTGGCCTGTACCGTGGTCCGGGCATCGACCAAGGCCGGATGATTCACCCGGTCTATCCTTGGGCGGGCTGCCGTCCCGACGCCATCGTCCTGCAAGAGGACGGCACGAGGCACCTCGTCGAGGTCAAGACGACGCGCAGCTTCCGCGACTGGCAGGACGCTGACGGAAACCCTATCCTGCCGCCGCACTACGTCGTGCAAGTGCAATGGCAGATGATGGTCACAGGTACCGACGTCACGCACCTCGAGGCCTTCTGCACCTTTGACGACAGCCGAAGAAGCTACACGGTTGAGCATGACCCAGCGCTTGCGTCGCGCATCTTCGGCCTTGTCCAGAACTGGCGCCTGCGTCACATCATCGGCGACGAGCTGCCGACGGACATGACCGCCGACATCGCGGGCCTCGTCTGGCCCAAGCCTGCCGAGCCCGAGACTTGGCTCGAGCCAAGCGCCGAAGACCTCGTCATCGGGTCGACCTACGCGCGCCTGTCGTCCGACATCAAGCGCCTGACAGCCGAGCGCGAGACGTGCAAGGACAAGCTGACGGTGCGCATCAAGGACGCCAGCGGCATCACCGGCGTTGCGTCCTGGAAGGCGACCAGCCGCGGGCGCACGTTCCGTTGCCTCGTTGAGGGAGACGATCCACCCCAGACCACGCCCCTCCGACAATAGGTGTGGGAGCCGACACGGTGTCGGCGGCCCCGACGGCGTACGTGGGTACCTGGGTCGGAACGGGTACGTCGTCGGGTTTTTATCCAGGAGTGCAAGCATGGACGCAACGGAGCCAGCCACCTACGAAGAGCGCGCCGCGATCGTCGAGGCCCTTGACGCCTGCCCCGGCGAAGGCCCTGACGTTGACCTCTTCGGGCTGCTAGGGCTGATACGCCTAGAGCGCGAGCTTGGCGTTGACGCGTACCGTCCGCGCTTGCTCGTCGCGACGTGGTGCATTGAGGCCAGCATGCGGCACGGTCCGCTGTACGGCGACCACCGGAAGGGTAAGGCGATGGCGCTAGGACCCTTCCAGCTTTGGCAAGGCCATCGTCGAGCGTGCGGCTTGTCCGACAGCGACGCCCAAGACCTCGAGGCCGCAGCACGGTGCTACGCCGAGCGCATCCTGCGCGTGCTACCTCGGGCCGCATCGAAGTGTCCGCGCGCGCCAGAGCGCACGGCAGAAGCCGCTGTCGCGAACATCGCGCGCTACCGCTGGAGCTGCTCGGCTGCGTCCAAGCACTGGCTTCTCGCCGAGCGCATGACGGGAGGCAAGAGCGAGGGCGAAGCGAGGTCGAAGTGAGGAACGAGCTTAGAGGCTACGTCGTCCAGCTCGACCTGGACAAGCACACGGTCCGTCTGCGCGACTGCCCCTCGAGCGCGGGCATGGGCGCGCTGGTCTTTGAAGGCTACGCCTACCCGCTGTCGGTCCGCGGCTTCGCGCTTGCGATGCGCGACGAGCTCGAGGTGGTCGCCGAGCTCGACAACGGTCGGCTCCGCTGGTTCCGGTACGCGTCGTGAAGGGCTACGAACCCGAAGACATCGACGCCATCGGTTGGCTGTGCGTCGTCCTGGCCTGCGTCGCCGCGGTCGGTTTGATGCTGCGTTGACCGGGCAACTATCAAGAAACACTTGAAGGTTGATGCCGCTTCAAGAAAAGCGACAGGGCATCAACTTTTTTGGTTGACGGTGTG